CATAACTGGATGAGCAACTGACGCTGCTATGTTGCGCATTATGAGCAGATCGACGTGGCTGTAAACACCATGCACGCGAGCTAACTCCGTGAACAACCAAAAAGCACACAACACAACAATCGGTTGCAACCTTTTATCCCAATCCTTGAAGTCTCCATCAAGATACACGCGAGCCTCACCCACCGTGAACCTGTCATATAAATCCTGCCATTCACTACTCTGTGTGGCTATGCCAGGGTAGGAACAAAACACGTGCGAATTATTCTGTATAATCCTAACGAGAGGTAAAAAATATTTCCGCATCAACCTGAGCATCGGCCATGAACCTACGATAAATATGCGCGACCGTTCAACCTTGTTCACAGACACGGGTTCATCTTTCTTTGCGGCAGTAAAATAACTCGGGGGCAGGATACTTTCTTCTAGCATCTGTTCATAAGCCAAAGTGGCGTCATGTACTTCCTTGAAAGGCACCCACACCTCACGTAATGTACCATCTCCATTTTCTCTGTACTCGCGTGTGCACATAGTGCTCTTCGGCTTGTTCCAGGGATAACCAGTACTCGTTGCCATGTTAGTGCCATCAATATACGTCACACCAAGTATCCCATTGTCAACTTCCTCCCAAGACAACGGGCGTGTTTTAGAACGCCAATGTTTCCCAACCTGATTCACAAAGTGTGAACTAAGCAACGCGGAACAGTGCAAAATCAACCTATCAGGAACATTGTTCCTTATGTTCGTCATGACACGCATAGCATATTGCTCGCATCGCCAATCCAATCGTGGGGCAACTTTCGTAGTTGTATAACCATTCTCCTCCCAGAACTGTCTGAAACCCGTGGAACACACTTCGCTCACACTCTGAGTGTAGCTAGTCAAGGTACCGAAAACCCTCAATTGCCTGCGCGTATCTGGAAACAATTCTTTGTCATTTGAACTCTTATCAAGATGCACAACAGCATGTTTGGGATGCAAATCTGTGGACAGCTCAACAGGAGCAATATCAACACACGCGCTTAAAGCCGAATGTGCCAATTGATTTGTCATTGACAGTTTATTTACCATATCAAGCAAATGTGATCTGAAAACGGGAGCGCAAGATGCCGTAGTGTAGCTACCACCCTGATGTATGCCATAAATCATGGGACACACTTTGTCACTGCCAGCATATTTGGCCGCAGGTTCCGTCGCAACAAGCCAGGGGGAACCACAGTCCCCACGCTGGGTTTGATCTGTTGAAGATACCGCACTCGCCGCCCAACAAGACACAACTTCGGACGGCAATCCTGCCGAAGCCATTATCGTAGAGCACACAGCCAATCCTGTAACACATATATTTCTCTTCACGTGTGATACAGGTAACTTCACAAACACACTAGCTTCACCACCCACATTGTGGCCACTCTCCGGAAAAAAGTCCACTATGCCCTTGGTGCCGTTGTTGCACAGGCTCGGAATCGCTATCATCATAATATCAGTACCTGGTAAACGTGTCGACACACACAGCCCGAACTGGATAGTAGTGGCAACCTTACCGCCGCCGCTCTGAGACGCCACCACTATCTGTACTGGTACATCAGCATAACGGTGAAACACATGATAATTTAAAATCCAAAAGAAACCACGAATGCCCAAGATCCTTGCTATGGGTTGCTCGCATTCTCCGTCGCTTTCCCGATAAATAATGGCCGTGCGTGCCGCTACGACCTTTTCCAGCTCAAGCATGCCGTCGGACTTCATAAGTGTAAGACTGCTAGGTGCAGGTGACCAACAAGGTGCAGAACCCCCCACATATTGATTAACGCGCTCGCGGTCAAGGCGCATCTCACTCGATTGTGCTTTAACACTACTAAGAAAATGGCGTAACCACTGTAGGCACCCTGACATCTTCAAACCAGTGTATATGCCAGCTGCCAGTCCAACCACTTTCAGTGTGAACATCCCGTGATTACGTGCAAAATTGCCGAAAGCTTCACTGATTTGCTCCGTGGACATATTGCGCACAACAGTCCCGTATCTAACACCAAAAGCCATCGTGTTCCAAAATCTTTCCTGTAAACGCATCCAATTTATAAAAAGTTCAGAACCAGTACGTGCTGAATTTGTAGGATCTCGCACCCCAGCATAAATCATACTCGTAGAGAAAGCGACAATGGCAGTAGCTTGCAAACCAATATTGGCAACCATATCAGCCCGAGCCCAAATATTATTCGTAACGTGATTCCATAACTGCAAAGCTGGTGATAACGCTGGTACACCTGCAACCACTGCCTGCAGAGCGAAGCGAATCAATGGGTCAAATACCAATGCCAAGCATGCAACCGCCACGTATATCGCAGAACCCCAAATGAACAACTGACTAATGCTGTGCATAATGTACCATATAATATAGCCCATGAACAATGACAAAAAGAAAGCCGGTACAGCTAGTCGCCTGGCTATCCAAACGATCTGTTCTTCATTAGCCCTACGCGTATACAATAAGTACCAGTCGTGAAAACATTTGAGAACGAAAGCACACAAGAAAGGACAACCAAAATACCACACCTTCACTGCAGGCCATGCCAACAACCCGATCTGGGCCACCGGGGCCGCATTGTTGTCTGCCGCCCACCGCGCATAGGCCTCACAATATGGCTCATAAAAACCTGGACCGGCATGCCCGTGCCTCCAACCCCAATTGGAATGTGCGTCCGTCCGATCCTGTATACATACATCAAAAAGCGCATACTTCTGATAGTCCGAAGGCATAGTTGGCCCGCCCGCAGGTGCCTGCGCGGAAAACCTGTCCTGGCCTGTTCCTGGCATCAC